GTTGGATCGTTCATCGCTTTCATGATTGCAGAGTTTAAATTAAGCAAATGGCGAGAAACGGGGCTTGCAAATGAGCAAACTTATCAAGATGCTTTAACTGCGATAACTCAAGATGCTGTTGATAAACGAAAAAAACTTGAAGATGAAGCAGCAGAAGCTAAGCTACAGTCTACAAGAGCAATACTAAAATCATCATCTGACTTATTTGGTGGAATGGCTGATATGCTAGGAGCTTTTGCTGGTGAATCAAGCTCAGCATATAAAGCGCTTTTTGCAATCAGCAAAGGCTTTGCGATAGCTGATGCGATGCTTAATTTAAACTCTGCAATCATGAAAGCGATGAACGATCCAACAGCAACGACCACTGCTGCAAAAATGGCAAACATGGCAGCAGTAGCAAGCGCGGGTGGACAAGTTTTGTCTACGTTAAAAGGTATTACATACGGAGGGGGAAGACTTCGGGGTGGTGGCGTTGATGCTGGCAAGGCATATAGAGTGAACGAAAGCGGAGAACCTGAATTGTTTGTCGCACACGGAAAGCAATACATGATACCAAATAAAAATGGTGAAGTTATCCCGTCCAACAAGTTATCACGAGGATCGGCTGGTAAAACTGTTATAAATAATATCACTCAAAACATCTCTTTTGGTGAGGGACAAGATAATGCTGATGTAGCTAAAGAAACAGCTAGAATGCTGAAACAAGCGCTAAAATCCGTTATTCAGGAGGTGCAAAGACCTGGGGGACTACTAAATCGTCGTTGATTAATAATTTAATATATAAACAATATAAGGTGATAAAATGCATACAAATACGTTAGTTGATGAAATTCAATATAAAGGGCTTGGGATAACACTAATGCACATGAGCGGTGACGTTCGCCCCAATTATACAGAATCAAAATACGGCTTCATACCAACCATTAAAATTACTGTTATTATTAAAGGTATTCTTAAGTTAATTCCTGATGCAGACGTTCGACTTAAATATGTTGAAGATTTAAATCCAAGCACTGTAATGGGTGATGTTTACAAAAATGCTTTTGAGTACGCTAAATCAATTATTGATGGAGGATATGCGGGATAACCCGCATATAAACTGTTAGTTGGCAATAGTTTTTATTGCCCAAACCTTCTAAATAACTTACTATTTCCTAAAAATTAAGGAGATGGTATGAAAAAAATTGTTATATTCATTTTATTTATTGTAGTACTAATATTCGTGTTTTTAGTTTACGTATCTGAGAGCGTTAGTGATAGCGATGTTTTTTTATATGATCTAAAGCAACGATGCTCATTTGCAACAAAACAAAGAATGGTATCCCCCTCTTCTTACAAAATTCTAGATTTATCTTTATCCAGCAAAAAAAATTGGAGCCAAGATAGGATTGATAAGTATTTTTCAGCATATAAATTAAGAGAAAGCTTAAAGGAAAGGTATAACGATCCTGCTAATTTCTATGATATAACCGCTATAGTTAAATTTTCATCTAAGAATGGGCTGGGCGTTGACTTGGTTGGGTATTCATCATGTGAATATTTCATTACTAACGTTTATAAAACAAGTATTGATGGGGTCGGCGAGATAAATATAGATGGGCATGATTTTAGCAAAGATAGTTTAGATTATATTTATGCTGAACTAACTTTAAATAAATCCAAACGCGAATATTCATTAATGGATAAAATAAAAACTATACTGGAAATGGAGTTTAGTTATTAGAAAAACTATTTTAGACCGCTTTCTAAATTAATAATTACCTATTGACCACCAAGCAATTCAAACCCTCTTAGAGGGTTTTTTATTGGTTATTTTTTTGAGGAAAAATGGTTCTAAGTTCTTCTACTCCAGAAGTTATATGATTCAAAGCTCGCTCCATTTTCATTCTAACAATATCTTCGTTTGTGTCACCAGAAAGAGAAAATGCTTTTGCTAATTCGCTTTTTAATGAATCGTATGAATCTTTTAATTTAATAAGTTCATTTCTAGTACACTCAAGCTCATTTTTATAGCTATCAAGTTTTAATATGTCATTTATGATTTCACGTAAATCTGAATGGGTTATCGTTTCAATAACTTTTGTGACCTCAAGCCGATCAACTAACTCATTATTCAAACTTCTTTTATTTGTATTCGCTTTGTCCTCTAAATAACTTCTCAAATCTGACGGCAATCTCGTTGGAAAAGGTTTTATTGTGTTCATAGTGTGATTCCTTTTGACTCATTGCAATAATATAGTTTTTATAAGAAGTATTGACAACTGAATCATTATGATCCAAAATAAGTGTGTAAAATAAATGTAAATACAAAAATGAGGATCATTTTGATTCATGGAGTAGGCAAAATTAAACCGTTCCCGACAAGAATGCCTGATGATTTAAGGGAATGGTACGAGAAAGAGGCTGAATGTAGCCGACGATCGCTAAACTTTGTGATAGTTGAAGCTTTAGCAGAACATAAAGAAAAGAAAATTAAACAAAGAGAGGTAAAAAATGCAAACATCTAGAAAAACAAAAACCCCAAGTGCGGCAACACCTGAGGCTCAATCATTAATCCCAAACCAAATAGGAATTAAATCTATGAAAAATGATATATCAGTATTACACAAAAGTCAATTAATGATGTCTAGCCGTGAGATTGCTGAATTGGTTGAATCACGACATGACAAATTTAAGCAATCCATTGAACGCCTTGTTAAACGTGGTGTTATAGATGTTCCCCCATTGGGGGAATACCTAGACTCACTAGGTAGAAAAGCAGCTGAATATAAATTAGCAAAAAGAGACTCTTATGTTGTAGTTGCTCAATTATGCCCAGAATTTACAGCTAAATTAGTTGACCGTTGGCAAGAATTAGAAGAACAGGTAAATAACAATGCTCTTAAACTTCCTGATTTTAACGATCCTGTGAAAGCAGCAAGGGCATGGGCGGATGAAAGAGAACAAACAATTTTGTTAACTCATAAAGTGGAGGAATTAGAACCAAAAGCTGAATTTCATGACAAAGTAACATCCTCAAAAGATGCAATATCGTTGGCACAGGCAGCAAAAACGCTAGGAACTGGTCGGAATCGATTATGTGCTTTATTACGTCAAAATAAATGGTTAAGAAGAAATAATGAACCTTATCAAGATAAAATTGAACAAGGTTTATTGGACGTTAAGCTAACTAACTGGGAGCATCCCGATAATGGATTACAGCAATCTGTTACAGCACTAGTTACAGGTAAAGGCTTAACAAAAATCTCACAAATGCTAACAGCACACTAACCAATTACAACAAGCCCCGCGCAGGGGCTATTTGAGGATGTAGACATGAACAGAAATATAATAATTAAAGAAGATGATTTCGATATTTTATCGTTGAAACTAAATTATATCGCTGCTATTTCAGAGTTGTTAATTAGCAATATGGGTAACTCAAAATATCCTGACGAAACCTTAATAAACAGTATTGGCGCAATATCAATGATGACAAATGAATTACATGGATTATTGAACAAAACGAGGATAGCGGCATGAAATTTGTAATTGATGGTGACGACTACGAAATGATAGTTAAAATTTGGGTCGGGCTAGGTCGTTGGCGTATATTCTGGGGAGCAATACAGCTGAGGATGAAGACAAATCTAATGCGTTTTGGATAATACAGGATCTGGTTAACTACGCATTACATTTAGTAAAAGATTCTGAAAGAGCGTAAATAAACCACCACCTTTTTATGGCAAATATAGTTAAAAAAGGTGGTAGAAATTTCTAGTCAGGTATTTTAAATAATAAACAATAGGTTATAATAAGAGTGTTCCCTGTACACACAGGGATAAACCGCCCGATAGCCCACCTCAACACTTCGCTCGTTGTGTGTTCCCTGTACACACAGGGATAAACCGGTAAGTAATATGCGACAAAAACTATTTAATTCGTGTTCCCTGTATGCACAGGGATAAGCCGTATAAGTTAACGACTGTAAGAAAGAAGGCAGAATCCTGCCTTTGGTTAAAAAACAATCACAATCAAATATACGAACAAACCACCTGCGGGTGGTTTTTTATTGCCCCAAACGTTGATATAACATACTATTACCTAGAAGTATAATTGAGTCATGTATTATAAATATATTTAGAGGTGAAAGTTATGAGTGATAAAATATGGTGGGAGAAAACAGTAGAATATCGATTTCTTCAAATGTTTTTTGCTATAGAAGGTGAAAAAAACATAGCTCCGCTAGATGGAAATGCTGAAGAACATGCGGGTGATGCATTAGCAAACATCAGAGGTAGATGGTTTTTAATTGAATTTAAGCGCAATAAAAGTTGCTTAGATAGTGAAAAATGTAAATATAAAAATTATCAAGAATCAAAAAAATCCATTAATAATCAAGATGGTGAAAAGGGTTTTAATAATCAAGATAAGTTCCATTATTTAATTTATGGTTGTCAAGGTAATGGAGCACTAGATTTAAAAATTCGATCATATTGGGATGATAGTCAAGCAGGCACTCTTCTTGATATACAAAAAGCGTTTTTAAACGAAAAATCAACTCAGTCAAACGATGAACAAAATACATCATACAAAGAATTCTGTAATTATCTTAACTTTTTGAAAGAACAACGTATAAGAGAAAATGGCTCTAACAAGAGTGGCGGTGGTGGCTCAATCGCTATAATGATAGAGAAAAATTCATTAGTCATGATTCATGAAGACAATTTTAAATTAGCTTTTGGAGTGGATATATCTAATACTCCCTCCCTTGTCTCAAAAAAAAAACTAGGTATGTAAAATAACTTAACTTAACTTAACTGTATATTATTAATCCACCCCGCTTCGGCGGGTTTTTTATTAAAAATCTAACAGTTCAGGCTTGATTTGTAGCGCTTCGGCAATTTTAATCCGTGTTGCTTTTCTTAACTTTTGGCTTTTTTCATATTGAGAATAAGCTGATTGGCTAATACCTATTTTATTCGCAACTTCAACTTGAGATAATTTTAAATACTCACGCCATGCTTGTGCAGGAGAATAGTTATTATCAAAAACCATATTAACAACTTCGTTTGGTACACCTGTTTCAACATCGATTGTTTTATTCATTATTATTTTTATGATTAACCTCAATATAAGCATTATATAAGTTTTAGTAAAAATATAAATAATTATAATTGATAACCATAGTTGACATTCTAACAGTGTAAGATATAATAGTTTTAAATTAAAACAGGAATAAAGCATGATTACTGTAAGTTATACACAGCAAATGGAAAAATGGTTGAAGTCGCTTAAAGATAAAACTGCAGCAGCTAAAATTAAAGTTCGAATTCGTCGCATGCAAGAAGGTAATTTTGGTGATGTTAAGCCTGTAGGCAGCGGTGTATCAGAAATGCGTATTCACTGTGGAAAAGGGTATAGGGTTTATTTTGTTAACCGCAATAATGAAATTGTTATTTTATTGTGTGGCGGTGACAAGGATACACAACAAACAGATATTAAAATTGCTAAAGAAATAGCAAATAAATGGGGTTAATTATGACTACAAAACTAAAAACTTTTGATGTGGTTGATTTTTTAAATACTGATGAAGAAATGCAAGAATATTTAAATGCCGCAATAGAAGAAGGAGACCCTAAATTTTTATTTATTGCACTTGGTGATATAGCTAGAGCTAAAAACATCAGTCAGCTTTCACGTGATACAGGTATAAGTCGTGAGGGTATTTATAAAGCGTTATCAGGTGAGGGGAACCCCACTTTTAATACAATCTTTAAAATTGTTCAAGCATTAGGTTTGCAAATGCAGTTTTCCTCACAAAAACATGCTGATTGTTGTTAACTGAGTATGGAAAATCTAATGTAGATATACAAAATAAAATCAAACCTAAAGCTCGCTATTGCGGGCTTTTTTTATGTCTGGAGAAAATATGGAAACATTCCACTGGAGACCTCAAAACAGCTCTACCACATCAGTATCACCAAAAGTGAAAGTCATTAAATTTGGTGACGGTTATGAGCAACGAATTCGGGACGGTATTAACAACGATTTGCGCTCATACAATGTGACATTTGTTGGGTTATCAGAAGACATCAGTTTGATTGATGATTTTCTTAGCAGACACAATGCTGTTAAAGCCTTTTTGTGGCGAGAGCCTAACACTAATAAAACAATAAAAGTTGTTTGTCGTTCTTGGACATCAACGCCCAACAGCGCAGCTAAAACAATTTCTGCAACATTCGAAGAGGTAGTCGCATGATCCCCAAAAAAATGTTACTTGATATAACCAAAATAGCACAAGATGCGATTATTGATTTATATGAAGTCGATTTAACGAAGATCGTGGGTAATAAAACGATATTTCGATTTCATAACGGATTAAATGAGCTGAGGCGTCCGATTACATGGCAGGGTAATATTTATGAGCCATACCCTATTAAAGTTGAGGGTTTTCAAAAAAACGGACAGGGCACTAGTAACCGCCCAACAATGAGCGTTAGCAATGCCATGGGCTTTATCACTGGCTTAATCTCCGATTTTGATGGATTGCTTGGCGCAGTTGTTACACGTCACGAAGTGCCTATTAAATATCTGGATGCGGTGAATTTTGAGAACGGCAACCAATATGCAGATCCGTTTTGTGAAATCATCTCAAATTATGTGATTGAGCAGGTAAAACAACAAAACTCAATATTTGATAACAATCAAAACAATAGATGGTCAGCAATATATTAATGTACCGTCCGCATTTGCACCTGATGGTAGAGGGTATTTTGAACGTGCGGTTAATGGAACTACTCGACAGGTAGGTAGCGCTGAAGATGACGCAATCCGCAATATAACTGGTCTGTTTTTATCGTTTTCTGCATTAGATGCAAAATTGTTTTATAAGCAGTCGGTGTGGGGAGCTGGGGCGCAAATAGCAACTGGTGATTGTCATGGTATGTCTATGAATTGTTTTGATGCATCACGAGTTGTACCTACCGCACATGAAAATAGACCGCTTAACATCGGGTTAACACCTGTTATTTATCTTGGAGTCTAAACACCTAAATACATTACTGGAGTCATGCCAATATTTAATGGTCTATTTTCATTAGATGTTGGAACGACTCTCGATGCATCAAAATCAAAAAACATCCATCTCAATTTGCGGCTTGACGACGAGCTTGCGAGATAATCATCTCCAGCCGATTGTATTGATATTGCACCATTTTTATCACCGACTCGATTTTTTCGTGTCCAAGCAGAGCTTTAGAATTACCTGAAGGCAAACCGCCTTTAATATTACGAATAGCATCACCTTCGGTGCTACCTACCTGTCGAGTAGGTAAAATTAAAAAGGAAAAATTATGATAAATTATTATTTTGACAATACAAATGAACTAAAACCATTCACACATCAACTTGATGCAAATAATGACACATTACCGCCAGATAATGCGTTACGGATAGCGCCTGAATTCAGGGACGGCTATTGGCCATGCGAGCAAAATGGCGCTTGGATTTTAATCGAAGATAACAGAAACAAAACGGTATATAACATTGAAACGAAAGAAGCGGAAAAAATCGATTATCTCGGTAAAATTCGTGATGGTTTTACACTGCTTAAACCATTCGAATTCTGTACGTGGAATGGTGAAAAATGGATTTTAGATGAAGATGCAAAAAATGAACATCTCATCAAAAATAATCAAAATTTAAAAAACTCATTAATCAACGAAGCTAGCGAAAAAATAGCGGTACTTCAAGATATCATTGATCTAGATATGCAAGAGACAGATGAAGAACAGCAACTTAAACAGCGGAAAAAATATCGCATTTTATTAACCCGCGTTGATGCGTCTGATATTAATGCTGTATTTCCCGCAAAACCTGAATAATCAAAACACACTATCAATCTTCAACTTAGACTTTTTAGTACTTGAATTTAGTATTAATACAATCCCAATAATTTGTTGAATAAATCTTTCCTATTTAGATAACTTAAATTATAATCGCTCAAAGTTAACAACGTGAGTTGTGGATAATTTTCTAACAAAAAGGTTGCATATTATGACAAATTTAACGTGCTTTGATGTAGCAAACTACATTCTTTCATTAAATGATAACGATGCCGGTGACCTTATTTCAAATTTGAAGCTACAAAAACTAGTTTATTACACTCAAGGCTTTTCTTTAGCTATCTTGGGTAAACCTTTATTTAATGAAAAAATAGAAGCATGGATGCACGGACCTGTTATTCCCGACCTATACCATAAGTACAAGAGTTTTGGTTCTGGAGCAATAGATACAGATAACCTCGACATTGATTTTAGTAAGTTTTCTGAAGATGAAAAAGATTTAATTCAAGATGTATTTAATATGTACGGACAATACTCAGCATGGAAATTACGAAATTTAACGCATGAAGAACCAACATGGATTGGTGCATATGGTCGAGGTGATTCTACAGAAATTTCCTTAGATAGCATGAAAAAATACTTTTTAACGCAAATAGAAAATTAA